AGGGCGGCAATTGCGGCCGCGCCTTACCAACACGCTAAAAAGGGCAATCACGGGTTGAAGGCGAAGCGTCAAGAGATGGCCGATGGGGTATCCAAGGGACGTTTCAAGCCGGCGGAAGCGCCGCCGATCAATGGTAAAAGTGGGGTTAAATGAAGTGGACAACGGCTTGTCCGGATTGGGAGCGGCGGATAGTCGCAAGGGAAAGCTTGATTCCCTTTGGTCCGTTGTTTCCGAAGGAAGCTGCGGAAGCGTTGGCCATCTTCGACCAATTGCGGATGGTTGACGCGCCTGGGAGCCCGACGATGGGGGAGGTTAGTCGGCAATGGGTTAGGGATTACGTTGGGGCGATATTTGGCGCGTATAGCCACGAGGAAGGGCGCCGGCTGATTTCGGAATCGTTGCTGTTGGTTGCGAAAAAGAATGGGAAGAGCATTGATGCGGCGGCGATCATGCTTACGGCGCTTACGCGGAATTGGCGGATGTCTGGGGAGTTTACGATCCTGGCGCCGACGATCGAGATTGCGAACAATAGTTTCTGGCCGGCGCGGGATATGGTCCGGGCTGATGAGGAATTGTCGGACCTGTATCAAGTACAGGACAACATCCGGACGATCAAGCATAGGACGACGGACGCCACGCTTAAAGTGGTTGCGGCGGATTCGGACACGGTTGGCGGGAAGAAATCTATTGGCGTCCTGGTTGACGAATTGTGGTTGTTCGGGAAACAACCGAATGCCGAGAATATGTTGCGTGAAGCGTGCGGCGGCTTGGCGGCGCGGCCGGAGGGCTTCGTTATTTACTTGTCGACGCAATCGGACAGTCCGCCGGCGGGAGTGTTTGCTTCGAAGCTTGCATATGCTCGAGGCGTGAGGGATGGGCGGATAGATGATCCGGCTTTCCTGCCTGTCCTGTATGAATTTCCGGAGGCAATGGTAAAGGATCGGACGCATAGGAATCCGGTTAACTTTTACATTACCAATCCCAATCTTGGGGCTTCGGTTGACGAAGCCTTTTTGTTGCGGGAATTGCGGAAGGCGGAAGAGTCGGGCGAAGAGTCCATGCGCGGATTCCTGGCCAAGCATTTGAATGTAGAGATTGGTTTGGCGTTGCGGTCGGACCGATGGGTTGGCGCGGACTTTTGGGAAGCGGGCGCCACGGCGGGATTGACGTTGGACGCCTTGCTCGAGCGGTCCGAGGTTGTGGTTGTGGGGATTGACGGTGGCGGGCTTGATGACCTGTTGGGGCTTTGCGTACAGGGGCGGGAGCGTGAAACGCGGCAATGGTTGACTTGGCATCATGCCTGGGCGCATCGAATCGTATTGCAGCGACACAAGGATATCGCCGATCGGTTGACCGACTTTGCCAATGATGGGGACCTGACAATTGTGGATTTGCCGGGACAGGATGTTGCCGAGGTATGCGACATTGTCGGGCGGATCCGGGAGCGCGGATTGTTGCCGGCGAAGCAAGCCATTGGCGTGGATGCGGCGGGCATTGGGGACATCGTGGACGAATTGACGACGCCGGCGCGGGGAATCACGCTCGAGCAAATTGTTGCAATTTCCCAAGGTTGGAAGCTTAATGGCGCGATTAAGACGACGGAGCGCAAGCTTGCGGGCGGGGAAATGGTCCACGGCGGATCCCGGTTTATGAATTGGGTAACGGGAAATGCTCGAGTGGTGGCGCAGGGGAATGCCATTTCTATTACGAAGCAAGCCAGTGGATCCGCGAAGATTGATCCGCTTATGGCGACGTTTGATGCAACAAGCTTGATGGCGTTGAATCCGGACGCAACGGCGCCGCAATTGCTTTTCTTTTAAGGGAACGCCATGAATCGCGCCTATGCCTTGCTCGAGTTGAAAACGCTTAACGAAGCGCGGCGGACGTTTACCGGGATTGCCACGACGCCGGCGGCGGACCGGATGGGCGACGTTGTGGAGCCGAAGGGCGCCAAATTCAAGCTTCCGCTTCCTTTGCTTTGGCAACATGATTCCCGGCAACCGATCGGATGGGTTACGCGGGCGCGAGTTACGCCGGCGGGAATCGAGATTGACGGGGAAGTGGCGGACGTTGCGGAACCGGGAATGTTGCGGGACCGACTGCTCGAGGCGTGGCAAACGATTAAGGCCAAGCTTGTTGGCGGATTGTCCATCGGCTTTACGCCGTTGTCGGAAGAGCCGATAAATCCGAAGGATCCCTGGGGACCGAAAAAGTATCTGTCCTGGGAGTGGCTCGAATTGTCGGCGGTTACGATCCCGGCGAATCAGCAAGCCACAATCAGTATGGTCAAGAGTCTTGATTCCGAGGCGCTTGCCGCGTTTGGCCGGCGCTCCGGAAGTTTCCCGCGTTTGGGAAACAAATCCATCCCAAACACGAAAGGAAACGCAATGCAACCATATACGCCGGAAGCGCTTTCGCAGCTGCGCGAAACGCGGAAACAGAATCAGAAGCGCATGGAAGAGTTGATGGAGCAAAAGGGCGAAGGTTTCTCCGAAGAGCAACGGGCGGAATTCGAAGGTTGCAAGTCCGCGATTGTCGACCTGGACGACCAGATCAGCGTAACGGAGGTCCACGTTAACAACATCGCCACGGCGCGGCCGGTTATCTCGCGCCAAGCGCCTTACGGTTTCGTCAAGAAATTCACGGACGAAGAGCCACGCTTTAAAGGCGAAATCGGCGTCAAGCGTTTCATTGCTCAAACGATAGCCACGATTGATGCGCGGAAGGGGATCTATCGCAACGCGCATGAAGTGGCTGAAAGCCTGTGGGGAAAGTCCAATCCGACCTTGGTTGCCGTGATGAAGGCAAGCGTGGCCGGCGGCGGAACGGGATCCGGCGAATGGGGCGCGGAATTGGCGCAAGCGGACACGCGCTATACGGGCGATTTCGTGGAATACCTGTACGGGACCACAGTCTTTGACCGGCTTCCGTTGCGGCCGGTTCCGCATAACGTGTCCATCAAGGGACAAGACGGCGCGTTTACCGGCTATTGGGTTGGCGAGTCCAAGGCCATCCCGATGTCCAAGGGCGATTTCTCTTCGACATCCACGGCGCCATTGAAAGTGGCCGGCCTTACCGTGATGTCCAACGAATTGATCCGGGACTCGAGTCCGGCGGCGCTTGGGTTGGCCGGCGACGGACTGCGCGGCGCGTTGTCGCAAATCGTCGACTCCACGTTTTTCAGCGCGGCGGCGGCCGTTGCCGGAGTCTCGCCGGCCGGGATCCTGAATGGCGTTGCCGCAATCTCTACAAGCGGCGGGGATCAAGCCGGGATTATCGCGGACCTGAAAGCGCTGTTGGCGCCATTCGTTACGGCCAAGAATACCGGCGGGACGTTCGCGCTTGTTACCACGCCATCGGTCCTAATCGGGCTTTCGATGATGACGACGCCATTGGGGCCGAAGGCATTTCCGGAAGTTACGGCAACCGGCGGCAACATCAACGGCTTCCAAATCTTCGTTGGCGACAACGTCGGACCGGGGGATGTGATTCTCCTGCATTGCTCCGACATCTGGAAGATTGGCGACCTGGGCGTTTCCCTGTCCGTGTCGACCGAAGCCATGATCGAGCAGAGCGATACGCCAACGGGCGCGACGGATACGCCGGTGGCGGCTTCGGCCATGTTTACGTCGATGTTCCAAGAGGAATCGACGGCGATCAAGGTTGTCCGGCCGATCAATTGGGGCAAGCGCCGGACGCCGGCGGTAACGTGGATCGGGAACGCCGATTGGGGAGCGGACCTTAGCTAAAGCTTTCCCTGTCTGATCCGGCGCCAATCCAACGGCGCCGGACTTTTTCCCGATGTCCGGAAAGGTCGACGCAATGGCCACAATCGTTTTAAATAAGCGCCTTGGCCGGAAGCCGGCCGGCGCCACGGTCCCTATGGGCGCGGGACACGCTCGAGTCCTGGTAGCGCTTGGCCACGCCTATTACGCGCCGGCGTTTATGCCGAAGATTCCGGCGCCGGTTCCGAAGTCGGCGCAAGTCGAGGAAGCCAAGCCCAAGCGGCAATACACGCGCCGGGACATGGTTGCCGAAGCTGCGCCGGAACCGGCGGCTAACGTCAATCCGTGGAAAGCCGGGGATGTCTAAACGGCGGCGCCATTTGCCGGCGGTTGTTACGCGGACGCCACCGGCGATCGTAACAAAGGCGCCACGGGATCTATCGTCGGTCGACGATCCGCGTATGTGGACAAGCGTATGGGGATCCGGCGCGGCTTGGGACAATGGATGGTTCCAAAAAGACATCCACTATTCCCACAATCAAATCCAATCCAATTGGGTTGTGTTTGCTTGCGAGACTCTGATAGCCGGCGACATTTCCAAGCTTGCGCTAAGTACGGTGGAATACATACAGGGCGTTTTCCAAAAAGCGCCGACTGTATACGATCGGTTGTTCCGCAAGCCCAATGGCTTCCAAATCTGGTTACAGTTTATGGAATGTTGGGCGTTGTCCAAACAGCGGACCGGCAACACCTTTGTATTGCTCGAGCGGGACTTGGCCACGCGCGTCCGCGCCATGTACGTTTTGGATCCGGATCGTGTAACGCCGTTGATTGCGGAAACTGGAGAAGTCTATTACCGGCTTTACACGGACGCCTTGGCCGGGATTCCCTATCGTGATGTTGTGGTCCCGGCTTCGGAAATAATGCACGATCG